GGTTTTGTTTCACCAACTGTAACAGAACCACCAAGATTTATAGCAGCACCATTTATTGTAATTGATTCATTTGCTATTTTTGCATTAGTTACTGCATCATCATCTATCTGCGTTGTAGTGATTGCACTATTTGTTCCTGATACAAAGTTTGCTAAATCTCTTGCTTTTGTCATAATTTAATTACCTTGCCGTTGCTGGTACCTTATTACTTCCTACAATACTTTGTCCAAATGCCATTCCAACATAAGTATAGTTACTATAGTTTAAATGACCATTTGATGTATCTCTAATTACTATTCCATTACTTACTAAATCTATTAAAGTTTCATTACCTTCTACATTATCATTATTTGGAAATAGTCTATCGTTTTGTGGGTTATATCCCTCTCTTTTATTATCATAAGAAGTCCAACTTTCTGAACCATTACTAGATGCTTTTCCTATCCACCAAATAGGTTTAAAATTACAATGAATAAATCTTGGTTGACTACCATTAGCTGTGTAGGTGTATGCTTTTGAAAATCCTGGTTTTTCAGCAAAGCAATATGCAATTAATTCAGAACCATTATTCCATTCATTACCAATAGAAAATACTGTACTTGTTGGTGCTGTATCATTAAATCTTCCTGAAGATGTACCTACTGCTTGAGTTTGACTTAATTCTAAATATTTTGTTGCACCTAAATCTTTATGGTACACTTGCCAATCAGCAGTTGAACTTGTTCGTTTAACCCAAATCATAGCAGGAGCTACTCCTAATCCATGACCTATAGTTGCTGCACTTCCTGTAGCTGTAAATTTTACTATACTAAATCCTGATGCTGTATTAGCAGATGTAGAAGTAGTTGTTATACTTCCATCTGAATTTGCAGAACCAGCACCATTTGCTTTAAAGTTCCAAGAAATGTAACTATTACTATTACCATTTACTAAAGCAGAACCAGCCGTACTATCTGCTCCTAAAGAAAATCCATCACTAGTAAAAGCAGTTAATGTATCTGCAAGAGTGGCTTCGGCATCTGAATCGTTAGTATGAATATGTTTAGTTGCACCTCTTAAAGCATCAAAAACCATGTTATTTCTTCCAGTATTACCTCTATCTTTTATCCATACGAAATCAGGTTGGAATCCTACACCACTAATAGTTCTAACAGAACTATTACCTGTATAAGTTACTGCATTCATATTTGCTGATGCTTTATCTACTGTTGTGTATGCCATTATGAGTTTATTCCTTTCGTTGAAATTGGTTGATAGCCAGTTGGTACTGAGTATTTAAATTTAGCTTCTGTATCTCCTGATGATGGATTGTTGCTACCATCAGTAGTTGTTCGAAAATGACCATTACCTGCATTAAGTTCAATCATATCATCATTATATCCATTCCAAGCTATTGTATAATGTTTGCTAGTATCTATTGATGTAAATGCTGCATTAGTTGTCGTACCAGCAGATATTTCTGATTGTGTTGCAGAGTTTTGCCAAGTGCCATTTTTACCAAACCATATAGCACCATTGTTATAAGCTATTTGTAAATAGTCTAAAGAAGTCCAGCTATCTCCATAAGAAGAACCTGAACCAGCATTTTCTTTTACACCAGTTTTTCTGTAGCAATATGCTCTTGATTCATTTGCAAAATTAGAATTAGCTGGTGATTGTTGGTCAACATCTATTATTCCAATAAATTGGTCATTACCCATATTACCACATTTAAATTCACAATAAAATTTACCTGTACCTGGAAAAGCAATAGAACCATAAGCAGTTCTCCAAGTGTTATCAGTTTGAGTTGCTAAATATGTGTTTCCATTTCCTATTGTTCCTATACCACCTGTTTGTGCATGAAGTATATTCCAAACGCAATAGTTGTTGCTTGGATTATCTACAGTAGCAGTTAAAGTACCATTAGCTACTGTAAAGTTATTAGTGTTACTTGATTGGTCTGTAACTGAATTACCATCTTTTAAAATAAAGAAACCATTTGTGCCATAAGTAACTGATGGAGAAGTGTTTATTTTCCACTCACCAGTTGTTGCGTCTGTAGAACCAAAAGTAGATGCTTGATAAGCATAGCCATCTGTTAGATGAACATGAGACATTACTCCTTCAAAATGACCAGTTCCGTCTGAACCAATATCCATCGCTACGCCTGATTGATTTATTTGTGCTAAAGAACTAAATGAACTTCTACCATCTGTTTTAAAAGATGTTTCTTGAACTCCATTAATATAAAGTTTTGCTTTATCAGTTCCTGATTCTGTTGCATCTAAAGTTACAACTATATGATACCAAGCTGAAATATCTCTAAATTTTCTATTAGTCTCCATAATAACTGTTGCACCATTATATACTCCAAGTTCATCTTGAGCATCAAAAACAATTTGACTTGATGCGTTAGCTGAAAGCATTGGAGATAAAGTAGTTAAACCACACCTTTTTACCCAAGCAGAAAAAGTAAATTTACTGTTACTTCCTGATGATGATGGTGTTCTTGATAATTTTGTAGCCATTAGTTAAATTGTCCTCCCCCTGTTGCTCCAAATGTGCTTGTTAATGAAAATTCTCTTGTTGTAGTTTGACTTTCTGCATCAGTAATTCTTATTGTAAACGTATATGTAGTTGGTGTAGTAGAACTAGCACCAAAATCTGATGTTGTCAAAGCACCTGTAGAAGTATTTAATGTTACTCCTGCACCACTTAAAACTGATGTTGTTTCTGCAAATGTAATTGTACTGTCAGAACTTGCTGAAATAGTAGCTAATGTTCCTGAAAAATCACCTGCAAATGTTCCTAATGAACCTGCTCCTGTACTAAATGAAGGAGCTGTAGATGCAGTTAATATTGCATTTGTACTTCTTGCAGCTCTACCATTTTCTAATTCTATTCTAACATAATAAGATCCTAATGCTAACGTAACATTAACAGCTAATGTTGTAGCATTTGTTAAACTAACTGTATTAGAAGATGTAATAGCACCTGTGTCTGATTTAATAAATTGTACTATCGGTATTCCACTAAAGTTTGTTCCTGTAATATTTATTGAAGTTGCTGTTGCAGGTGCAATTGTTTGAGATACATCTGCTACAGTTGGTGTAGTAGGTTGAGGTACTTCTGCAAAAGATAAGTTACCTGAACCATCTGTTTTTAAAAAGTAATCGTTAGTAATAGATGATGGTAAAGTTAATGTGTAAGATTGACCAGCACTATGTGGTGGTGCTTTAATTTTAACACCATGTGAATTTTGTGAACAGTTTAATTGTATTTGACCATCATTAGAACTACCATCACCATTTACAGTTAATCCATTATATGTAGTTGTAACAGTTGCACCAGTTAATGTTTTAGATGCCATTGTAGTTGGTAGTCGATCATCAGATAATGTGCCTGATGTAATAGATGAAGCTGCAATAGCAGCAACATTAAACGTACCAAATCCAACGATGTCTACAATGTCATTTGCTGTAGCACCTGAAGCTAATACAACAGATGTACCTGAAGTAACAGTTACGTCTGTACCATTAACTAGCTTAACACCATTAAGATAAACATCTACAAATCCTGCATCATATGCAAGTGTATTTCCATTATCGTCTGATCCTGTAAATGTAGTTTGACTACCTGAAGCTGTGTATTTAAATCTAGCTGATGTACCATTTACTGTAGATCCAGCAGCTGCCCATCCTGATGATTTATAAACTTTTAATTCATTAGCTGTCGTGTCAAAATAAAGGTCACCAACATCGAGACTGCTTGACGGAGCTGATGAAGCAACTCTATATCTTTCAGCAAAACTATTTACTCCTGATATATTTGTAGCAACAGTTGTAACATTAGCTGAATTAGATGCTAAAGTATTTAGTCCAGTTATTGCTGCAAGTGTATTCATGTCAGATACAGTTTGAGTTGTACCTAACGTGTTCATATCTGAAACTGCGTCTGACGTTCCAAGTCTACCAATCTCAGTAGCTTTACTTGCTACTGTTGTAACTTCCGTAGCTTTTGGAACTAATCTATGAAAAGAATATGTATTTAATGTTGTTGTAGTTTCTACAATCAAGCCAAAACCTGAACTGTATGTAACTGTATCTCCTGCACCTGTAATAGTAACTGTAGAGTTTCCTACTGTACCATTTGCAATACTTATTTCACCACTACCATTTGATGTGTAATTTGTAGATAAAGTTGTAACACTTACAAGTGTACCTGCTCCATCATTAACATCGGGGTTTGCATTTGGAAATGCTAATTCATTTGCTATTGGAACAAAGCCACCTACGTCATCTACTAAATCTATAACTCTTGCATCAATAGCAGCTGTTGTTGCAACTTTTGTATCTCCAGCTGACCAGGTATCACCTGATGCAATTGTTTCACTTGAATCTTGTCTAAAGTATCTAGCATCTGAACCAGCTGTTGTTAATATTGTAACTTCATCAGGAGTATGTGAAGCATGTTCTGAAGCTGTAACCAATACTGCATCAGCTATTTTTGCAGCTGTAACAGCATCGTCAGCTATCTTAACAGCAGTAACTTGTGAATCTCCTATGTGTGCTGTATCAATAGATGCATCTGTATAATGTTCACTATTAATAGCATCATCTGCAATTTTAGTTCCTGTAACTGCGTCAGCAGCAATTTTACCTTCTGTAACTGCACTAGCATTAATCTTAGCAGCTTCTACTGCATTAGTTGCTAGTTTAGCAGCAGTAATATTTGCATCTGTAACTTTTACTGTTGTAACTGAATTAGTTTTTAAATTTGCTGCATCAATAACATCTTCAGGTATAGCATCATTTGTTTTAGATAATATACCTACATATATAACTAAAGTTTCACTTTGTAATGAACCTGAATCCCAAGTTACGTTAACTGTTGTATTAGATGAAAAAGATGAACTAGATATTGTACCTACAATAGTACCTGTAGAACTTCCTACAGCTTTTATTCTTCTACCAGCGTGATAAAAAGTAGTAACATCTGATCCTGCTACTGTAAATGATGTAGCACTTACATAAGCAAACGTATGTGCAGCATCGCCATCACCATAGATAACCCATTGTGCATCATTGTACCATTCTCTAATATCAGCAGTTACAGCTCTAAAGGCATTGTTAATATTAGAAGGTAACATACCTTCTGCAATACTAACTCCTCCTACGGATGTATTATTACTTGCTGTACTACTATAATCTTTTATACCTGCCATCTAGTCTCCTATAAACCAAGCAAATGCTTTGTTGTTTTCCTTATTCTTTTCATTAATTAATGTATTAATTGCTTCTTCAATTTGTCTTTGAAAGAACTCTTGTGTTTCAAAACTGTATCGTACATTGTCAATATCAATTTTATCTGTCATTATCTTATTCCTGATTTAACACCTGTTATATCAATACCTTGTGCATGATTAAAAAGTGTTCCACTTGGTATTTTAACATTAGCTTTAAAATATCTACCAGACTGTCTGACTGGATTTATACCACTATCAGTCATGGTTGATACAGAAGATTGTCCAACTGTATCTGCTAATTTATCTCTAGTTTTAATAGTTACTTCAGCTTGTGCATCTACTATAGGTCTTACACCTGTAATACTAGCTCTATGTCCAGGAAATATTTCTAATTCATTTGTTTCTATTTCTGAAATATTAGCAGTTCCTGAAAATATAGCTGCTTTAAAATCGTTATCAATAGCTCCTAAAAATCTTTGTCCACCACTCCAAAAGTCTGTATCTAATGCTATGTTAATTTGATCTAAGTTAGCAGATATAATATCCATAAGTTCTACTGTATAAGCTCCTACAAACTGTGCAAATATCTGACTAGCATTTGCTTCAGCAAGTGACCACTTCTGTGTAGCATAATTGTATATAATAATTCTATCACAAATTCCAGTAGTGTTTGTAGTATTTTGAGCTGATGGATATAACCACATAGCTAACTGATTAAATGGATCTACAGCTGCTACTATTCTATCAGCATAAGCTTTATTAAGATCTAAGTCAAAAAACCTATTAACTTTTTCAGCTCCTATTGGAACTATCTTATCACCATTAACTTCAAAAAAACCATCATCTGCATAAAAGAAAACACGTCTATTATCCTGACATACTGTTTGTCCATATACAGCTCCTCTATTAGGAGAGATAACTGATAATCTAAATACTGTTGCTCCACCAACATAGTCCATACGAACTATTTGATTTTGTCTAAATACATAACCATATTCACCTGATGTTATGGCAACAATCTGTCCACCTGAACCAGGTAGATCTTGTAAATCTGATTGTTTTGTTCCAGACTGCCAAGTTGTAATATCATTAATACCTGACCATTGTATTCTATTTTTATTACTTGTTTGGTTTCCTGTAACTAAAAAATCTCTAATAACTCCTGATACTCTAAATGTGGGAACTGTACCTGAAGTTTGTATTGCACTTAAATTAGCAAAGTTAGTTGATGTACCCATTAAATAATATTGAGGTGCATCTACACCATTACTTGCTATAATGTAATTACCAAATTGTGTAAATGTAAAAAAATCATTATCAGCTCCAGTAAGTGATGACTTTCTAGATGTAAATGTTCCTGATGCTAATTGAAATATATCTGTTTTAGTAGCAACAAAATTAAAAACTGTATTTGTATTATCTCTAAATGATGCAGAACCTTTTGCATTTTTAGCAACATTATTAGAACTATAGTCTACCAAAGATGGAAATCTTTTGTAAGAGTTAAGTGCATAATATACATTAGTTGCTACATTAGCTCCTGGATTCAAATGTTGTGGTTGATCAGGTAGCCATTCTCCAAATTTAATCTGCATTATTTTCTCCTATAGAATGACAGATCTGTACTTACATCTGTTCTTTGAACTACAGGTGATGCTCCATAAGTATCTTGTCTATCGTTATTTTCACATCTTTCCATAGCTGCTGAATACATACCTAGCCATTGTTGCGTTTGATTAGCATCGATGCCACCAATGAAATTACTAGCATGATATAACGACCCATATAAGTAGATAGCAGGATGACTTGCCAAAATATAATTAGAGGTATTGCTATTAGACAAAGCAGTAAAAGCTTTATAATATTGTAGCTTACCTGTATAACTCGTGTCAGGCGAGGGTGCGAAACGAAAT